TGGCTGGTTTGGCTTGATACGGCTAGGAAAGATAAAATCTCGGTTGCCGATTAGCCATTTCATTATCTCCAGCACAGTTATTGCTTCATATGACAATGGAACCCTATGGTCACGGTTCATTTTCATCCGTGATGCAGGGATTTTCCATTCTCGCGCATCCAGATCTACTTCATCCCAGCGAGCCTCCGCCGCTTCGGCATGGCGGGTGATGGTAAGAAGTTGCCACATGAACAGACATCGTGTTGAAAGGCTAATACTAGCGGTGCGCATCGTCTGCATCAGCTGAGGTAGCTGATCTGGTCGAATGCTGGGCATGTTCTTTTTCTGAGGTTTCTCGAACGCTTTGCCAATATTGACACTAGGAACCGAATCAATAACCACCGTGTTTTGGGCATAGATCATGACCTCATTGATGCGCTGGCAAAGACGACGGACGGTTTCCATTTCTCCTCTAGCCTGAACCGGTTGGGCGGCCTGAACCAGTGTATGAGCTTGATATCTGTAACGCTGACACCATCAATCGCAGGAAAGACATCTCTTTTCCAGAGAGTGCCAAACATCCTTTGCATTACCCTGGGTCACACTTGATTTTTTCACATTCCACCAACGTTCTGCCACGAGTTGGAAAGTATTAGTTTTGGCTTCAAGCAAACTGTGCAGTTGTTCTTGCTTATGATCCCTGGGATCGATGTGTTTCGCCAGGAGAGAGCGAGATTCAGTTCGATAGCTTCGAGCATCGGCAAGCCTAACTGGCCGGTAGGGGCCTATGCTCTTCTTCGCCCGTTTCTTGGTAACAGACCGAATGTAGCGAAACTGCCAGATTTTGCTCCCGCTGGATTTGATCAGTAGCTCAAGGCCATCACCATCATAGAGAATGTAGTCCGCTTCTTAGGGTTTGGCGGATTCAATTTCTTTAACGGATAGAGGTTTGTCTTGCAAGGACCGGGTTTCCAAAGTTTTAGGCACCCCAAAAACAATAAAGCTTTATGAAGTGCCTAAAAGGTTCGGATTTAATTAGTTGAATTCGGACTGCGCGGGACAAATTGAGGATACAAAAAAGCCCGCAAGGTTTTCACCTTGCGGGCTCTCAGGACTTCGATGATGGTTCTGGTAACCATCAACCAAGAATTTGGTGGGCTGGCGGAATCTGAATTTTATCCGCAACTTTATGTTTTTAAATGATTATTATGAGTTCAATTTTTGTTGGTATACCTAAGCGTATACCAATGCTGTTTCGTCTGTGGCTTTACGACAGCTGATAAGTTAAGAATTTATGAAACTAAATGCACAGGTTATCTTCAGAAAAAAAAGATTTTACGAAAAAGTGTTCACCCTATTCACTTTTGATTTTTATGGTTAATATTCATAAGGTTATCTGGTGATCACTTAGACGACTACTCTTTACCACTCTTCACCCGAGGTGAATACCATTCACCTTCAGGCATAAAAGTATGATGACAAGTTTAGATTTTCGTCGCACTGCGGAAGATGGCTGGTTTCACTGCTTGGGTGAAAAGAACCTACCGGCTACGTTGTAAGTCGGCTTTGAGCGAGGAGCAGTCGTTGAATTTTATGCATACATCTCATTAACAAACCAACCACAGTTCAAAAAGTCTAATTGCTAATTCCTGATGTTTGCAATCGAATCAGGCAATTAGTGCACTCCACCATTTAGCAGACTCTCAAGTCTGATGGTATCTCCTGAGATTCCAGAACAGAGCCAACCTCTACATATGCAAGTTGTTGATACGGATATTACGAGAACCATCAAAAATTGTACATTACGCTAAATTAAAGACCTCTCTTGATATTCAGTCTAATAATGGTCTAATATATAAGAAAACCAACTAACATTGATATAATGGAAAAATCATATTTACCTCAGTGGCTTGTTGATCTATCTACCCTTACGGGCGTGATAGGTTTTACTATAACCATTATAGGATTTATTTTTACTTACATTATCTTTAATCAGGTTAAAGAGATAAAAATTAAGTTTCTATCAAAAGCAAGGCTTCCTCAGCTTAATGAGGATTTATCTAAAAGCTCCTCAAAAATATTGAAGCATTTAAGTCAGAATGAGATCCATTTTGAACTTCTTTCCTCAGAGTTTTCAAAGTGCGCCGGGCTTGTAGAAAATATATTATTAAAATTAGATAGTTCCAATAACTCTTCAGCCAAGTCATTACTTGGGAAGCTCAAAAAAAGGAAATGGCTTATTGGGCCATATAGTTACATTCAAATAACTGATGAAAGTGAAGGCTGGAAAATATATAACGAATTAGGTAGTTTCACTACATTCTTAACTCAATTAATCAAAGATTCACATTGGGAATAAAAAATATGAGCACTGATAAAATCTCATCCCTAATTGTTCAAATAATTCAAAAAACAGTAAAAGGCTCAATTGACTGGGAGGTTTCAGAGCCACCACGATATTTTGAAGACGGAGTGGAAGATATTGTTCCTTTGCTCTATACAACTTCATACAAAGGAAAAAATATCGCGGTTTTTCTAAGGAGATTCAAATACTTCACTGATGAGGATGAATATCATTGGGATGAAAAAAGTTGTTTTGCATTTTTAAATGATTCCAAAAATAAAATAATTTGGGAAGTAAGCGACCGAAGGCCAATTCTCAATGACTTGTTTACTGCAGTAAGTGAAAATGCTGCTGGTATAAATAACATGCTCGATGAATTGCTTGATGACTAAAAAGCATTGGTTTTAAAGTTCGGACTAAACAATTACAAGACTGGACGCACAGGTAATTCCGTCCAGTTCTACTAAAAGTAAGTGATCTTGCCTGGTATGATTGACAAAAAAGTGGCACAGAATGAATATTCATAAACATACCTTGGTTATATCTTTTGTAGGCTGCGTGCTATAGATGTTCTTTATCTTCGCTTCTTACATTTACGATGCGGATAGTTTTTCTCAGTTCTAGACATTATTTGTCTTTGCCTATGGATTCCTTGCTTTCCATATTATTACCGGTATTTACTCTTTGCATGACATAACATATCCACTCAAAGTTTTAAAAAGGTCGCGCCAGCGACCTTTTTACGCCTATCGTTTAATTCCCCCGCCTACCTTGACGTTCAGGTTATTCTGTCCAAGCCTATCATGCTTAAAATTTTTTTTAGAATGGTATATCATCCCATTCAACGTCATGCTTACTATTTCCTATAACTAACTTTTGAATATTGAATTTAATTAACATCGAGTTAAAGCTTGTTAGAAATTCTTTCGACTCAATAAGAAGTTTATTTTCGGAAACTTGTTGTTTAAGGTTTTCTAAAATATCTGAGGGGATTGCGTTTTGGGATTTAAATATTTCAACTTTTTCAATGGCTTCTTCTTCGGAGATTGAATTAGAGACAGCGCCAGAAAGCGCCATGAGTATCTTATTTTTGGTTTTGGGAGATTTGACTAATGTCTCAAATATAGCTTCAGCAACTTCTCCAATTTTTTTTCCCTGAGCTTGAATTCCTTGATATTTACCAATAAATCCATATGGATCAAGCCCTTTTCGAATTGGAATTATTAGAATATCGCGACCCACCGCGACTCCAACTTCTTGATCGCACCATTTACTTTCTTGAAAACCTGGCATCAAAATGGCTGCTAAAGCATCCATGGTTTTTAAGCCGGATTCAATTTCATTTTGCCATTCTTTTGTTGGTTCGATGTCTTCATGGGCTACAAAACTAGATATCGCAAATTTTCTTAACGCAGTTTGGAGATGGGATGTTTGAACCTTAAAGGATGCCAAATGACTCAGGAACAACCTAAAATTTCCAGGTTTCCAGAAACCAACCTCTACTTCTCTCACTAAATTTACATCAATTGGCACATCTATAATGCCCAACTCACCAGCTATTGTGAAAAGAATGGTATCATCGACTTTAGCAAGCATGTCTTTCGCGTAAGAGCGTTTACTGTTATGCGGATAGTTATCTTGCGTTGGAACTCCATGCCCCCGGAAGTACGTATCAATATCCGAAAATGTCATTCTTGATTGTAGCTTGATGCCAATACTATCTAAAAATTCTATTTTTTGCAGGCCATTCATAAATTTCGCTCTTGCCAAAAGGTTACTTACCTTTAATTTAAATTCGGTTTCACTAGGAATCAATAGTAGAAGTAAAATCAGCAATGTCCGCTTTTGGCACAAACCGGCCAGAGCCGGTTTGGTCTTTTCGTATAATTTATGCATCGCAGCGCGGCAGCCAGTCGGCCTCACAGTCTTCGCTCAGCTCCAGGCTGGTCTGGATGCCGTTCTTCGTTTTGCGCTTCAGCAACTCAATCTCGTATTCCTTCAGCGTCTGTGGCACCGCCTGGCCGAATGCGGTCAGGCTCATGGGGTGTTGATGGCCTCTGGCCTCCATAAATGACAGGTAGGCGTGATACAGATAGCGGCGCGGATTCATCGGCCGGATATTGGCGTTACCGATAAACAGCCCGGTTGGTGTGCTAAGCGGCGTCAGGTAGCCACAGAAATCAACCAGCGGGTCGGCGCTGCGCTTGATTTCCAGCGCTTCCTCTGACGACTGTTGCGCCTGTAACAGCGCGCGGGCTTCGTCCGGCTTCTGGAAACGCTGCATCAGGTGGCGCACGATAACCGCCAGCTCCCCGGCAATCTTTTCCAGCAGCTGCGAATCACGTTCGTTTGCCGGTATCACGTCCGGGAACGGAAGGATAACCCGGCGACGGGACACGCCGCCGCTGCGGTCGCTGAAGCGCATCGGGTTATTGTTCACCGCCAGTATCACCGCCGGGATGTGGGTTGAATAGGCGTCGCGGTACTTCGGATCAATTGCCACGGCGTCGCCGCCGGTAATCGCCTTGATGCCCGCGCCGTCGCCGCTCCATTTTTCCTGGTCGGGCAAAATAATCAGCGAGTAGCCAACCACGCTGGCGCGTTCGCGGGACGACTCCAGCGTGTCGATGGTGGCGGCCGTGGTGTTGTCTTCCCCGGCCAGCAGGCGGGAAATCGAAGCCATCACGCTTTTTCCGCTGCCGCCGGGGCCGGTCACCTCGAGGAACAGCTGCCAGTCGTAACGGTTTGCCAGCACCATAAATAGCGCCGCGAGGATACGCTCCTGCTTTGCCTCATTGCGTCCTGCCGCCCGCGTCAGCCACTGCCAGAAGTTTGGCGCGTCGTCGGCCAGGTTTTCGCCCGCCTTCGGCGTGGTGTAGTCGACGCTGTTAATGGTGCGCAGCCAGTGCTCTTTTTTATGCGGGCTGAAGGTGCCGGTTGCGGTATCGAATACGCCGTTACGAAAGCCAATCAGCCGCCGGGCCGGTGCGCCCATCTGCGGCACCATCAGCTTGAGGGTATCCACAATGCCGCCGATACCGGTGGCGGAGAACGGCGCGCGCACCTTCTGGAACAGCGCGGCAATCTCGCGGCTGAGCACGCGGTACGGCAGCACCTGCCACGCGCCGCCCTCATACCGACACAGGTCTTCGCCCACCACCGGCACGGCCAGCGTGTTGAGGTAGTGCGCAGCCAGCAGCTCGGCCTTCTGGCTGGCGCTCATGGCCTTCAGGTCGGCCTCGCTCACCGACTCAAACGGGCTGAGCGCTTTCGGCTGGGTAAACGCGGTCAGCATTGCCTGAGTGGTCATTTCGCCCTCGGCCTGAAAGACGTCGTTCCAGTCGCCGGGCATCGGCGGCAGCGCGGGTTTGCCGTTGCAGCGCTTCGCGGCCGCTTCGGCGCGCAGCTGACCGGTGCCGTTTTCGTCATTATCAGCGGCAATCAGTATCAGCGCATTCGGGTATTCAGCATGCAGCAGCTCTGCCAGCGCGGGCAGGTTGTTGGCGCTTAAGGCCACGTAAACCGCCTGGCCGGTAAGCCGGTGCACGGTCAGGCCGGTGGCGTAGCCCTCGGTCAGCCAGAGCGTATCGCCGGGTTCGCCCAGGCGGTGGAAGGCCTCCTTCACCTGACCGCCCGCCAGCGTGCGCTTCACGCCGTCAGCGTTAATCAACTGGGCGTTGACCGTGTCGCCGGTAAAATCCGTCAGCGGCACAAGCAGGTCGCCGGGCTGACAGGTGGTGTCGCTGATGCGCTTTGTGGTTGTCAGCGTCAGGGCGGTGACGTCAGCTAGCCCCTTGCCGGTCAGGTAGGCGTTACCGGTGTTCGCTTTCGCACCGGCAATAAGCCGTGCGGCTTCTTTTGCCGCATTAAGGCGCGCACGCGCCTTCTCTTCACCGGTTTTCTCTGTGGATGTCTGAACCAGCTTAACCGGCAGCGTACCAATCAGGTCGGCCACCCGGCAGGCGGCCTCCCTGGTGTTCACGTCCAGCGCCTTTTCAACCAGTGCCAGCCCGTCGCCCGCACCGCACTGGTTGCAGACCCACGTACCGCGCCCGGCCTGATTGTCAAAGCGAAAGCGGTCTTTGCCGCCGCAGACCGGGCACGGCGAGTGCTGCCCGGCGGCGTTGATGCTGATACCCAGCGCGGGCAGCAGCTGAGGCCAGTGACCGGCGGCGGCGCGCACGGTGTCGGTGACGATATGTTTCATGCGGCCTCCTTAATGCAGCGTGGCTTTTGAGGCGGCCAGGCGGCCGCACAGCAGTTCATCCATCATGGTTTCACCCATGCGCGTCAGTCGTGGCGCGGCGACCAGCACGTCGGGCTGCACCATTTCGCTGAGCATGGTGCAGGCCATGTCCATGCCGTTTTCCGGGCCGTACTTATGCACGTAATAGCCTTCCAGCTCCAGGGCGATGGTCATCTGCACCTCGTCCAGCGAGGCGGACACGTTGAGGCCGTAATGCTCGCAGGCAGAAAGATAGCCCTGAGCAACGGCGCGGCGGTAAACGGCGGTGCGCACCTCAACGGGCAGGCAGGACTGATTACAGGAATGGTTAGTTGTCACGGGAGACCTCCATATCGGTGAGCATGACGGATTCACAGGTGCTGACCACTTTACCCAGCTGGTCGGTAAGCAGCGCCACCACGGACGCCAGCGCATCGCCATCCGGCCCGCTGTGGCGGTTACCAGAGCATTCGATAACGTCCAGCATGTCGAGCACGGTCACGCCCACGTTGTGGGCATGCTGCAGGCGCAGGAAATCGGCGTGAGGAATGGGGTAGCTGTCGTGGTTGTTGAGTCGGGCGGACAGGGTATTCATGCGGCCACCCCGCAGAGCGGCAGGCGACCGGCAAAGGACAGCACGTAATCACGGGCCAGCAGACGGCGGGCAGCAGTTTCGGTTTCGGCGGTGGTGCGCAGCATGCAGGGACGGGCGGCAGTATCGGCACGGCGCACGGCGGCAAAAAGAAAGGTGAACTGCATGCGTGAAGAAATGAGGGTTGCGGCCATAGTGGCAGACTCCAATAAGTAGTTGTAAAAACTACCACCAGAGTTCCTACACTCGGGGGTGGTAGCCCAGACGGGGGTAGGAATACCGGCCTTATTGGAAACCGGCCAGCCCGAAGGCTGCCCCGCCTGAGCCACCATTATCTTAAAGGCACAACGGCACAAAAACCGCTGCGCTAAAAAATGGCGCACTGAGGCAACGACGTAAAAAAACACGCATGGCGCGTGTCGTGTCGCCAATAAGTAACTCGGGTTCCTACGCCCGGCTGCCGATTTTGCGGCAGCGGAGAAACTGTATACCGGCGGCTCGCCAGAAAAAAGCCTTTTTTCACACATCGGGGCTTTTTCCTCAGCAATCGGTCAGGACGTGATCGGATTGCGGCGGATTTGATCGGAAGTTCTCGCTCTGCGCATCCTTGCCCGCCTTCACAGACTTTGACTGCTCACTGAGCACGGAGATATGACCGTGACGGCTGCTGTTAAATGCGGGCAGCGTGGCGGCTTTGCCACCGACCGCAGAGAGCAGACTTTCGGCCACGTACACGGCTTCTTCCTGGCTCAGCGGATAGGAGCGAGTGCCAAAGTTAAGCTTAATCATGCCGCACCTCCGGCACGCTGCGCGATACGGGCCTGCATCCAGTCGTCAATTTCTGACGCCAGCCAGGCGACGTTCTTACCGCCAAGGGAAATCTGTGAGGGAAACTGCTCGCGGCAGATTAAGTCGTAAATAGTGGAGCGGGACAGGCCGCAGATACTGATAACTTCCGGCAGGCGCATAAAGCGGTCGCGGGGATACTGCAGGTCGTTCACGGACGGCGTGGCAGGGACGGAAGATGAAGCGGTTGGAAGCATGGTGTTACCTCGTTTTGTATCCGGGTGGCGCTGGCCGGTTCCGGTCGTGTTGTGCTGGTAACCCCCTATTGTGAGAATATTTTTGCCCGTGTAAACAAGATGCTGTTGTGTGGTAAATGAGCAAAATCGCTTTTTGTTCTATCCTGTTGCACCCCCTTTATCAACGATTATCAGAGATTGTCATTTATAAAAAATTGAACGGAAATTCAGATTAATTAATAGCTAAAAACTCTAAAAAAATGCTCGCCAGAAAAAGGCTGATTTAAAAGCGGGTGAACAGTGGTGAACACCCGGTGAACAGTTAATTCTGAAGTGTTCACCCCTTTACTTACTGTATTTATTATCTTTTTTCTTAAGGTGAAGAGTAGTGAACAGTTTTATATAAAACTAAAATCTCCACAGGGGTATTCGCCGAAAATACAGCCGTGTTTGCTGAGCGACAGGCAGACAGCAATGAAATGATTTGTCCGGTGGTGAACGACAGAATAGCGACATACTTTACAGGCAGAGAGAAAAGCTATGAGCACCCCGGAAAAGAGTGGCACCCTGGCAGCCTTTGAGCAGGCCCGTACCGCACACCTTGAGAAGATGAAAGAGTACAACGCCATCAGTGCCGATATCACCCGCTGCACGAAAGAGCGTGAAGCGGCAGTCGAGGCCGGAAAGGAAGCCGAGGCGAACTGGCGCACCCGCTTTCGCAGCCTGCGCGGCAACCTGACCGACGAGCTGAAGGCGGAACACAGCCAGCGCATTGCCAGCCGGGAACTGGCGGAAGAGTTTACCGGCCTGATTGCCGAGCTGGAGCTGGATAAGCAGGTCGCCATGCTGAATGCATGCGGCACGGGTAAGGATTATATCTACGCGCACAAGCTGGCGTTTAACGAGTTTGCCGATGCGACCTGGCAATCGGCGCTGCGTAACGTCAGCCCGTCGCTGTTATGGGCCATCCGCCTGCGTCTTCAGCGTGAGAAGGTGAATCCCCGTGACAACGACGAGCGCAGCGACGTACAGGTTGTGGCGGAGCTTATCGGGAATGCGCTGACCCGTGCGGCGGCGCAAGTGCCTGAGAAGGCGCTGACGGAAGCACCGGTGCTGGAGAATATCGGCCTGTGGCGCCCGGCACTCACCGGCGTGGATATGGCGCTGTATGCCAGCCCGGGTAAGCGAAATAAGCAGTGGGATGCCATTCATGTACACCGCCCGTGGATAAGGGAAGGTAAAAAGAAATGATGCACTGTCCGTACTGCAAAAGCCCGGCGCATACCCGTTCAAGCCGGTATATGTCCGAACAGGTGAAGGAACGTTATCACCAGTGCACAAACCTTGACTGCTCCTGCACCTTCAAAACGAATGAGAGCATTACGAAGGTGATTACCGCGCCACCGCAGCCCGAACCGGCCCCCGCAGTCATCCCGGAGCCGGTCAAAGAACGCCAGACTATCGGGCGCTACGGTTCATCCTTTCGCACCCTCCATTAACCATAACGGCCGCTGAAAACAGCGGCTTTATTGTTTCCGCTGTCCCGTCCTTTCAACGCACTTTTTCTGGCCAGCCTGATTTTTTAAATAGCGATGCATGCATACGGTGCATGGATTTGCATGCAGAATGCAGTGCGTCAGATAACCCTTTAGCCCATGCCCGGCGCGACTTTGCCCGGTTCATGCAGTTGCATAAAAAACGATGCTTAAAGCGGGCAGGCGAGGCGGGGGTAGCATTGCGCGCTGGGGGGATATCAGGAGCGAGCTAAAAGAGACCTTTAATCATTGAATGTTAATACAGGTAATCGGGGGCAGGGTGAAAACTCTGTCTACACTAAATATATAGAAGTATTATGATTCTTCTTGTATATTAAATTTTAAACTTGAGTATTAATGTGGTTTTTAAAATCAAATACCTCCTCAGGATGTTATATACCCTAAGGAGGTTCTTTAGCGTTGTATTTCTGCCTCAATGAACTTTTCGTCAGTGATTGCATTCATAATGATAAAATACAACTCCTCAGGTTGGATAAAAGCAAGCTCTTTACATAGATTAGGTATTGTATCGCTGTAAGCTATCCCCATTCTGGGGTTAAAAAGCTCGAATTTTTTTAGTTCACGTTTATCTTTAGAGTAGAAGTTTAGTGTGAAGTATACAAGAAGCTGCCGTAAGTCATATACACTAAACTTTCTACCGCCAGATTTTATTTCAATCAAGCTATCACTGTAATATATGTCTCCAAATGAATTATTAATTATCCCGCAACCGTAAAATAACGGCGACACCTCAACGTTACGGCATCCTTTATATCTTTGGAAGATGCTTTTTGCTATTTCTGAAATTGTATTATACTCCCCCGTGCTTAAAGGTAGTTGAAAGTTAGAACCGTAACTGAATTTTTTTAATGCATTTTCAGTCTTTTCAAAATCCAGTTGAAATTCATGTGTATGAAATAATTCCTGCGAAAATAGAAGTTTTTCATCAATTATTCCTCTCTGTGCTGAGGTATAAACATTGAAGGCACATTCATTAACAAAGACGTTATTATTTTTATTGGGTGTTTCCTGTAATGGTGTATCTATGTCCTCAATAAGACTGCCGTTTATAATGCGTATAAAATTATTAGCATTTGGAAGTAATTGGTTCCAGAATGAAGTGAATTTCCTAGAGAAAGTCAGCTCGGAGATCATAATGCATCCTCTAAGTTTCTGGCAGTATGTCTTTGGCCCGCCCAATCTCTATATAATATCTCAATGAAGTTAAAAGTATCTTTGTTATGATCTCGCCAGTGTCTTCCTTCATCACCTAAAAAATAGCTTGAAACGATCAGTAATCTACGTTGGAGTGGATGCATGCCTGCGAAATTCTTTTTTATGTCTGAAAGGAAGTGATGATATTTGAGCTTGGCCATAGACTGAGTGACAAGGTTTTTTACTAGAATACTATCTGGATTTTTATTATAAATTTCCGAAAGGATTAAAATTGACTTTTGCGTATTTTCTTTTGATAACATTCTAGCCACATATGCTAGATTTAGTTCAGTGCTAAGAATGTAAGAATCTTCGTTGATTAGCTCAATAATCCTATCTAATATTATATCTTTAGTATCTTTTTCGAGCTTCTGCCAATTTGAATTTGCAACTTGAATGATTGTAGTAAAAATAGGATAAAGTTCATTTAAGTTATTGAATATTACTTTAAAAGCGCTACTTATAATCTCGTTTGAGGTTGCCGAAAAAGCCTTAATTAAATGTTTGCTAAATGACTGGTTAATTTTTGATTTTTGTAACTCGCTGCTTAGCATCGCTAGTAGATCAAAATCTTTAAGAGCTTCTTTTATTTCTTCGTATTCTTCTACTGCATTGGCAGAATAAGGATCGAATCTAATTGGCAGGCTCATAAACCTAGCCTTCATAGGTGATTCTTCATCCTCTTCATTTCCATGAAGCTTTGCCTTGGTTACTGATAGAAACTCTTCTTTGGTCACAATATTGGTTTTATGCTTTTGTAACGTCAACCCCTCATTTTCCATTAATTTCTTACTTATTGTAGTCAGTGTTTTATGGGCATCCTCTTTTGAATCACAAAATATTATGAAATCATCTACATATCTTTTATAATTAATTTTGTTCATTGATAAAATCTTATCAATCGAATCTAAAGCAAGTTCTGCTAAAATCCTTGATGCAGGGCAACCGACGGGAACTCCGTAGGATTTTGTTTCACTAAAGGTTTGAAGTAATCTTTTTATTTTGTATGAAAAGTTTTTTTGAGGATCAATGCGATCTAGGGCGTTTTCTAAACGGTGGTGATAAATTCGTGGATAAAAATCTGCTATGTCGCAAGTAAGGATGTATTTTATGTTGTCATTGGCGCATTCTGCCAGACTGTCTTCTTGGTATTTTCTCCAAGATATATTTTTATTAAAAAGAGAGCCATCATCTAGGTTAGGTTCGAATCTATAAGAATAAACATTGGTATTTGGAGAGCGTGCATCTTCAATATCTTGTGATAACTTAATTACCATGCCCAAAAAGAAAGCGTTCCAAAATGGATCAATTTGAGTTGCCCATCTATATCCATAATAACCTATGCTTGAAAAGCTATTTATTAAATTAGGTGGGAGTTCTGTTCTTTTTTTATCAAAATTATCATATGTTTCCAACAGGGCTTTAATGATATTTTCTTTAGCATCTTCAAATAGGCGACTTTCGAATGGATATGGAAAAATATCTGTGTCACCATGTTTAATGATGTTTTGAAGAGCAAGGTCAAAACAATCTTCTAGCTTTTTATTACTGAATTTTTTTGTCATATGATCTCCCAGATTTTTCAACACTATCTCCCCACCAGTTTAAAAGAAGGGTTCGTTGCTTAAGATATAGAGCGTGGTTATAAGCTCTTCTTACTTCATTTTTATCTGAATGTGCTAATGCTGACTCTATTACATCTGAATTGAACCCCGCTTCATTTAACGCTGTGCTAGCAATAGCTCTAAGACCGTGAGCAACCAATTTACCACTATATCCGATACGTTTTAAAGCAGCATTAGCCGTTTGGCTATTCATTGGCTCCTTAGGATCATTTCTGCTTGGAAAGACATGTTCGCGGTGTGCGCTGATAGGTTTCATCACTTCAAGTATACTTAACGCCTGAGATGACAAGGGGACAATGTGCTCTCGCTTTGCCTTCATCCTTTCGGCTGGAAGCGTCCAAACCTTTGCATCAAGATCTATCTCTGCCCATCTAGCGCCAGATGCTTCAGAAGGTCGTACAAGGGTCAGAAGCTGCCATTCAATCAGGCAGCGAGTTGGGATCGATAAATTGGACATTACTAAGGAATGCATAAGTTGTGGCAATTCTTCCGGACGTAGGGTCGGCATGTGTTGTTTCTTAGGCTTCTCAAACGCCATCCCGACACCGGAGGCAGGATTAGCATCAATCAAACCCGTGTTAACTGCATAAATCATAATCTCATTAATACGCTGCACCAGGCGGCGAACAGTTTCAAGAGCACCTCGGGCTTTGATAGGTTCTAAAGCCTCAACTAGCTTACGAGCTTTAATCTCCTGCACAGGGATATCACCGATGGCAGGAAAAACATCTTTCTCAAGAGAACGCCAGATATCCTTAGCGTAATCCGGCGTAACGCTGGCCTGTTTCAAAGCAAACCAGTTAGCGGCCACGGTTGAAAAAATGCTGTCTAATGCGATCTGCTGCTGTTCTGTGAGCTGTTCGGCTTGCGTCTGTGGGTCAATGCCATTAGCGAGTAAGGAGAGGTAATCAGCACGCACGCGTCTGGCATCTGCCAACGACAGGGCAGGAAAGGCACCCAGGCCCATCATAGTGCGCTGCTTTGTCGCTGGCCTTTGATAGCGGAAACGCCAAAGCTTCTTTCCTGTAGTTTTCACCACCATAAAAAGTCCGTCGCCATCATGCAGCGTCAGATCTTTATCAATGGCTTTGGAACGAAGAACTTCTGTGTTGGTGAGAGGGCGCGTAGTCCTTGCCATACGGGGCTTTCCTGCGTGAATTGGTATACGTTATTGGCATACATCTTACCGTATACCAATACGTATACCAATTATCACCGGATTTGGCAGGATCTCTACGGACTACTACAGACGTAAAAAAGCCCGCGAGGCTGGTTCCAAGCGGGCTTTCAGGACTTACCCGGACGTATCCGGTACATAATGTGGTGGAGCTGGCGGGAGTTGAACCCGCGTCCGAAATTACTACACCGTCGGCACTACATGCTTAGTCAGTTTTTACATTCGCCGGTTAGCTGCGAACAGACACGCCACTAACAGACTAGCCTGATTG